CCATTATTGGTTTTGGTACTCTATTCAATAGTATATCAATTAAACAAGATGGTTCGCCATTGAGAGTCCCTCTTGCTTACGGACCTACTCAAAAGTTTTTAGCAAGATTAAATCAATCACCTGATCTCAATAAAGCCACATCCTTATCTTTACCAAGGATGTCTTTTGAGTTTACTGGATTGACTTATGATCCTTCTCGAAAAGTTACTACTACTCAAAAGATTGTAGTTCAGAATCCAGATTCAGATACTCCTGATGAGAAGAAAGTTTATATGCCAGTCCCATATAACATGCAATTTGAACTTGCTGTTATGTGTAAATTAAATGATGATGCATTACAAATCGTAGAACAGATATTACCATATTTCCAACCATCATATAACCTTACAGTAAACTTGGTTGGTTCTATAAAAGAAAAGAGAGATATTCCTATAGTTCTTGAAAATATTACTATGCAGGATGATTATGAAGGGGATTTTGAGTCAAGAAGAGTTCTCCTTTATACATTAAGATTTACTGCTAAGACATACCTATTTGGTCCTGTTGCAGATGCTTCCAAGGATATTATTACAAGGTCTACAGTCAACTACCTTACTGGTACAGATACATCCAACGCAACACGAAATCTTACATACTCTGTTGTTCCTAGAGCAATTCAGAACTATGATGGAACAGTCCTTACTAACTTGGCAGAGGATATAACCAAAACACAAACTGTTATTGCACTTAATGATGTGACTAATGTTGATGCATCTTCTGGAACTACTAGTGTTTACCTAGATATTGGTGGTGAGGAAGTTTACGTCAAATCTAAGGATACTGATAGTAATAAGATTACTGTTAAGAGAGGTCAGGATGGTACAACCAAACTTGCTCATATAAGAGGTACTGAAGTTAAATCTATTACTGCTGCTGATAATGTATTAGTTGAGGAAGGTGATGACTTTGGATTTAGTGGAACTTCTACTTGGAATGGATAAATGAAAAACAATTTAGATGATGCTTTCAATATTACACCAACTGAAGTGGAAGTAGATCCTGTTGAAGTTAAGGAACCTGTAGGAATACAAAAACCCGATAGATTAACTAAGGATGATATTGAAAAAGACTATGAATATACTCGTGGTAATCTTTATAGTATTATAGAGAAAGGTCAGGAAGCAATTAACGGTATTCTTGAACTTGCACAGGATAGTGAGATGCCAAGGGCATATGAGGTCGCAGGACAGTTAATTAAGAGTGTTTCTGATGCAACTGATAAGTTGATGGATCTTCAGAAGAAGGTTAAGGATGTTAATGAAGATACTCCACAAAAAGGACCAAATACAGTAAATAATGCACTCTTTGTTGGTTCAACAGCAGAACTTGCAAAACTCCTAAAAAATGGAGCAAAGCAAGAAGATAAATAAACTTACGGGGAGAGAAATCCCAAAGTATTATTTACTAATAAAATGCCTGACGATAAGTTGCCGTCCATAAATGATTGGGACGATTCAAAAGAATTGCCCTCAGTAGAAGATTTTTTAAAGGAGGAGGTAGAGGAAGAATTACCTTCTGTAGAAGATTATATTGAAGAAGAGGAAGTAAAGGAAGAAGATACAGTTACTATTGAAGACGCAAATGGTGATCCGTTTTTAGAAGTCACCGATGTTGTAAAAGCACCCGAATGGTCTGAGTTAGTTCGGATGGTTAATGATGTTAGGGAAAGTATCCCAGACATCCCAGAAATAAAATATTATGATGAAGAACTAAAGCAACTTGCAGAGCATATTGACCAGGTAAGTGAGAATATTCCTGAAGTTAAAGATTATGATCCAACAGTAGAAGCAATAACTGAACAGATAGATCTTTTAAGAGAATCGGTAAAGGATCTTCCTGAAGTAAAGTATTATGATGAACAAATTGATACTATTGAAGATAAGATAGATCTTATTCAGCAGGAAGTAACAAATCTTCCAGAACCAAAGTATTATGATGAAGATCTACAATCTATAAAAGAAGAAGTTGAAAAGGTAAGATCTGAGATTCCCGTATTTCCTAAGTGGGTTAATGAGGTAAATGAAGTTCCTGATTTTTCTTGGATTGGGAAAACTTTTGGTGTAATAGATGATGATTTTATTAAAGTAGGTGATAATTTAAAATCATTAAGAGATAGGATTGATTTAGAAGTTAATGAATTATCAGAATCACTTGAAACAAAAGATTTTGAAAAAAGAGTTGAAATTAATGAAGTAAAGGAAAATTTAAAGGAAACTAAGGATAAGATATACAAAGAATTAAAAGATTGTGCAATAAGAATTTGGGATCATCATACACAGTTTCAAGATGATGATAGGAAGTTAAAAAAACAAGTTCTTAGTAAACTTAATGAAACAAAGCAAAATATTGAAAAACAAATTAAAGAATCTTATGATAAGAGTTATGAGTCAAATAAAACTCTTAAAGCTTATTTTGATGGGTTAAAAGAAGAAATTGCAAATCTCCCTAAAGTAAAATACTATGATGATAGTATTGAAGATGTATCTGAAGATGTATCTCAATTAAGTAGTAAAATTGATGATACTACTCTCAATATTGCAGAGTTATATAAAATTGTTAATAATATAAAAAGTGAACAACAAGAGTTGTTAGAGATTTATAATGATAAACCCATAGGACCAGATCCAGACTCAAAAGAATCGGATGATCCACTTACTCCTACAGGTCAAAAATTTGCAACACTAAAAGATCTAGCAGCAAACTATAGATTGTTTGTTAATAGAGTTGAACAGCAAATGTATACCATCGGTGGAGGTGGTGCAGGATTTGTTAAAGATTTGTCTGATGTCAATCTTGATGGATTGGAAGAGGGTAATACTTTAGTATGGAATGCAACAACTAGTAAGTGGGATGCTGGTGCAGGTGCTGGAGTTGGTGGAACTTGGGCATCTACTGCTATTGGTGTTCATACTACTAGAAATGTAGGTATTGCAACTACTGCAAGATCTGATTATGCATTATATGTTGAGGGTGACATCTATGCTACTGGAAATCTTGATGTTACAGGAGATCTTACATATGATGAAGTATCAGGTAGAAATCTAAACATTACTGGTGTTACCACTCTTGGTTCTAGTACTGGAGTAGGAACCGTACATATTGGGGTCGGTACTACTGCACTATTAGTTGATGGTGATGCAAGAATTACGGGTATCCTTACCGTTGGTAAATCATCTATTACTTTAGATGGTGACAATAACCAAATTAATGTTGGTCTTGTTACTGTTTCCAATTCTACTATCGTAATTGGTGAAAATGTAACACTTGATGCATCTGCATCTGGTATTAACTCTGCACCAAATGTATTATATGTTGCTAAAGATGGTAGTGATAGTAGTAATGGAACATCTATTGATAATGCATTTTTGACAATTAAAGCAGCAGTTGGAGCTGCTCAATCAGGAACTACTGTTAAAGTTCTTTCTGGAAAGTATACAGAAAATAATCCAATTTCAGTTCCTGCGTTTGTTTCTATTGTGGGAGATGATCAAAGGACAGTAGAGGTTACTGCTAGTAATACAACTAGTGATATTTTCCATGTAAGAAAAGGTGATAAATTAGCAAATATGACTTTTAAAGGTCATCTTGCTCCTGCTGCTGCTGTTGCTTTCCCAACGGATGAAATAGCAGAAAACGTAGGTGGTGGAAAGTGGAAAGGTCCATATATTCAAAACTGTACTAGTGATACTACTACTGGTACTGGAGTTTATATTGATGGTGATCAAGCAAGATTATTGAAAGCGATGAACGTTGATGCTTTCACACAATATAACCAAGGTGGTATTGGAGTTGCTGTTACTAATGGTGGATTTGCTCAATTAGTTTCATTATTCACTATTTGCTGTCAAGAAGCAGTTAGAGTTGATAAAGGTGGTCAAGCAGATATTGCCAACAGTAATTGTAGTTTTGGTACTTATGGATTGACTGCAAGGGGAGTAAGTGATCTTCAATATACTGGTATTGTTACTTCTACAGCAGCAATTTCACAAGCTGAAATAGAAGTTGATGTAAATGCTTTTGCTCCTGAAAAAACCATTAGTAATTTTGTTTATGATCATCAAGTTGGTATTGCTACAATCACAACTACTGCTGCCCATGACTTCCAAGTAGGTATGGGAGTAACTCTTGCTGGTATTGGTTTGACTTGTCAGTTTGGATCAAAAACATATCCTCATAAGAGACCTTATATCTTTACTGTTGATTCTATTCCATCTACTACTTCATTTGTAGTTAATGTTGGTATTTCAACTGTTGCACATTTCTATGCTGGTGCTGGTTCTACT